TGGAACTGTTATGCCCGGTGCTACTCACGAAGAAGGTGAGATGATGATGAAAGAATCAGAAAAACCTGAAATGGAAATGGAATCTGATTCTGAAATGGAAGATAACTATTTAGATTTTATAATTAATGAGGCATTAAGCGAAGAAGAAGAAGATATGCTTATGTCAAAACTTGAACAAGATGAAGAACTTTCTATGCTATTTGATAAAGTTATAGAAGTCGCATCAGAATTTGCTGGTTCTGGACCTGTTGAAGGACCCGGAACTGGAGTCTCCGACAGTATACCTGCTAGGTTATCTGATGGAGAGTTTGTCTTTACTGCTAAAGCTGTGGAAGAAATCGGAGCTGACAACTTAATGGCAATGATGAAAGAAGCAGAAATGAAAGCAGATGAAAGACAAGGAATGGCTAATGGCGGTACAATGGAAGAAGAAGAAGACCAGCCTGAACCTGTTGTGGTAGCTGAACAAGCTCCAGTGAGACAGGATATTCGAGTCACCAAGCAAACTGTAGGACCTCAAGCATCCGTGCAAGAGGAACGAGATTTGATTGATGAGGAGATTAAAAAAGGAATGTTATCTTCTAGACCATACGTCAGAAGCTAAATAAAGGCGGTAAGGCTACCCAAGACGTCATAGGCACCTTACCATATTATAAACCGAAAGGCTACCTTTACAAGACAAGCCCTGCACAGTCGACACACGCAGCTACCTTGTTAAACGAAGCCCTGAGTAGGAGAAAAGAATATGACTACTGAAGTACAACATGAGGAAAATGCCAATCCTTACAACCAAAATAAATCATGGCATACAGACGTTGAAGAAAACTTTGACACAGCAGACGGAATGTATTTTAGCAAACCAACTGCAAAACCAAAGAAAGAAGCAACTGATGAAAAACCTGTAGAACAGGAAGTTTCTAGGGATGAACCTTACAAACGACCCGACTACAAGAAACGTTACGATGACTTGAAAAAGCATTATGACTCTAAGCTAAACGAGTTTAAAGCTAGAGAACAAGAGCTACTAGATGAGGCTACTAAAAATAGACAAACCTACAAAGCTCCTAAGTCTGCTGAAGAACTTGAACAATTTAGAAAAGAGTATCCTGATGTTTACGAAGTTGTAGAAACTGTTTCTCACCTTCAAGCTGAAGAGAAATCTAAAGAGCTGAAAGAGAAACTTGAAAGACTACAAGAACGTGAAAGAGAGTTAATTCGTAAGGATGCTGAAAAGCGATTGATGGATAGACATCCTGATTTTGAAGATATTCGAAACAGTGACGACTTCCATAGCTGGGCAAAAGAACAGCCTAAGTCTATTCAAGATTGGATATACTCAAATGCTGATGATGCTGACCTAGCTGCAAGAGCTTTAGATTTATTTAAACGTGATATTGGTATGGACGTTGCACCTAAGAAGTCAAATTCTAAGCAGTCTAATAAATCTGCTGCTGATATGGTCTCAACCAAAACAACTGCGGTTGAACCTAAACAGGAAAAGATTTGGACTGAAAAGGAGATTGCAAGTATGTCAATGGACGAGTTTGACAAGTTTGAAAAAGAAATTAGTCAGGCTATGGTCGAAGGACGTATTCGCAAATAATTATTAACTTAAACTTATATAGGAGAATGTATCATGGCTCAATATTTTGAACCAACCCCCGATACTAATGCTAACTTTGGTAACTCTGTAAGTGGACAAGCTAATAGTTTCTTCCTACCTTCGATTTATTCTAAAAAGGTTTTAAACTTCTTTAGAAAGTCTTCGGTTGTAGAAGCTATTACTAACACCGACTATGCCGGTGAAATCTCAGCTTACGGAGACTCAGTTAAAATCATTAAAGAACCCGTTATTTCTGTGTATGACTACACAAGAGGTAGCGATACAACTCAAACTAAACTAACAGACCAAGAACTTACTTTGGTTGTTGACAGTGCAAAAGCTTTCAAATTCATCGTTGATGATATTGAAACTAAAATGTCACATGTGAACTTCAAAGAAGTAGCTTCTTCATCTGCTGCTTATGCATTAAAAGATTCTTTTGATGCTGCTGTTATTGCTAACATGTTTAGTGGTTTATCTACTACTGGTCCTGACCATACATTAGGTGCTGACAGTGCAACTGCTTTAGCTGCTGGTGTATACGATGGAGCTGGTTCTGTTGATTTAGGCACATCTGGTGAAACTGACCCACTAGACCTTATGGCTAGAATGGCAAGACTACTTGACGAGCAAAATGTTCCTGAAGAAGGAAGATGGTTCGTTGCTGGTCCTGACTTCTATGAGCAACTTTCACAGTCTGGCTCAAAGCTATTGTCTGTAGACTACAACGCTGGTCAAGGCTCAATTAGAAATGGTCTAGTATCAAGTGGAAAACTTAGAGGTTTCAGCATGTACAAATCTAATAACATTGCTGCTACTTCTAATGCTACTGGTAAATGTCTAGCAGGACACATATCATCTACTGCTACTGCTCAAACTATCATCTCAACTGAAGTCCTTAGAGAC